CATGGAATCCTAAGACCTGAGTGTGCAGCTACAATCAAGTTATCTGCTTCTTAATTCACATAAAGGGTACTCAGTAAACTGGGTACTCTTTTTCTTACTACTTGGAGATTATTATGGCTTACGGAAAGATGAAGAAGAAAAAGAAAAAAGGTGGAAGAGATTCACTTAAAATAAAAAAGTATTAAACCATGACTGTAGCTGCAACCACTGAATTAGAAGCTGTCAACATTATGCTGGCTGCTATAGGAGAAGCACCTATTAATACATTGACAGGTACATTACCTGTTGATGCAAAGACAGCACAGACTACACTGGCTGAAATAAATAAAGAAGTTCAATCAGAAGGTTGGTCTTTTAATACAGAAATAGATGTTGTTTTAAGTAGAGATAGTAGTAACAACATTAATTTATCTAACAATGTATTAGTAGTAGATCCTAATATTCATCAGCATCCAGATGTAGATGCCATACAAAGAGGTCTGAAGTTATATAACAGACAGAAACATGTATTTACTTTTGATGAAGATCTTACCTGCACTATTGTATTTTTAAGAGATTTTGATGAGATACCAGAACCTGCAAGAAAGTATGTGATTATAAAAGCTGCCAGAGTATTTGTTGATAGGTTAGTAGGAGATGAATCCTTAAGAACTTATACACAACAGGATGAGATTAGAGCAAGAGCTATATTAATGGAAACAGATCTAAGTAATGCTGATCATAACTTGCTAAGAGGAGATCCAAGTTTAACAAGTGTATTCAGTACTTACTCACCATCTAACGCATTAATTAGGTAACTATGGCAATAGTATCAAGAGCAATACCAACATTGCTCAGAGGTGTTTCACAAGCTTCAGATTCTACAAAACAAGCAGACCACTGTGATATACAGGATAATGCTGATAGCAGTCCTGTACAGGGTTTACAGAAACGTAGTGGTACACAATATATATCTACTCTTGCTAACTTTCCTACTAATACGAACGTACATCTTCATACTATAAATAGAGATATAACAGAAAGATATGTAGCTGTTTTTGCTGGGACAGAAACAGATGGTACTGTTAAAGTTTATGAAATAGATGGCACTCCGAGGAATGTAGATACGCCAGATGGAACAACATATCTAGCTACAACAAATCCACGAGATGAAATAAAAACTGTAACTATTGCTGACTTTACCTTTGTTGTTAATACATCAAAGTCAATAGCAATGGATTCTTCTTTAAGTCCGTATAATCAAGACACTTTAAATGGTCAACAGGTAGATTTAGAACATCAGGCAGTAGTATTCTTTAACCAAGTATCAGATAAAACCAGCTATACAGTTACAGTAAACAGTACAACTGCAACAGTAGATACAAGTAGCCATGATCCTTTAAGTACAACTAGAGTTGCCACTGAAATATTACAGAAGTTATTAGGTACTAATAGTCAAACACCAACATCAGGTTCTGCTTTGTCTGGTTTTACCATCAGTCAAAATGGTCCTGTGTTATGGATAAGAAAAAATGATGGAGGTTCTTTTACTATTGATAGTAATGATACTCAAGGTAATAGTCAGATAACACTTATAAAAGAATCTGTACAAAGATTTAGTGATCTTCCTACGGTGTCACCTAATGGTTATGTAGTGGAAGTAAAAGGTGATGACACAACTAATTTTGATAATTATTTTGTAAAGTTTGTTTCTAATAATGGAGGAGATTTTGAAGAAGGGCAGTGGGAAGAGACTGTCAAGCCTGGTATTGAATTTAAATTTAATTATGACACCATGCCCCATGTCCTAATTAGAAAATCAGATAATAATTTTATATTTGCAAGAATTGATGGTGGAACTTACACCGTAAATGGCACAACTTTCAAACTACCATTATGGGGAGAACGCACCGTTGGTGATTCAGATTCTGCACCAAACCCTAGCTTTGTTGGTAATAAAATTAATAATGTTCTTTTCTTCAGAAACAGATTAGGTTTTCTATCTGATGATAATGTTATCTTGTCTCGTGTATCAGAGTTCTTTAACTTCTTTCCAGAAACAGTAACCACTGTAATTGATTCTGATCCTATAGATGTAGCAGCTTCACATACAAAAGTATCAATACTAAAAAATGCAAAGACAATGGGAGAACAACTGATATTGTTTTCTGATCAGACACAGTTTATTTTATCCTCTTCATCAGATTCATTAACACCAAAGACAGCAAACGTAAACGTAGCAACTGAGTTTGAAAATGATACTGGCAGTATTCCTGTCTCCAGTGGTAGAAGTATTTACTTTCTTATAAAAAAAGGTTTGTTTGCTGGTGTTAGAGAATATATAGCACAAGAAGATTTAGCGATAAAAGATGCAGCAGATATAACTATTCATGTACCAAAATACATACCAGCCAATATATTTAAAATGGCAATATCCACTAATGAGGATGTTCTTGTTTTACTAGGTAGTGATAATCCAAATAAGTTATATATCAATAGATGGTTATATGGAGACAGAGGACAGAAGATATTAAATGCTTGGTCTACTTTTATATTTAATTCATCAAGAACAATATTAAATGTAGATTTTATTGATGCTGATTTATTTTTAGTAGTAAGAAATAGTCATAATGTAGTATCACTAGAAAAGTTACCTTTTGAACCAGGGTTTGCAGAAAGCAATTCTACATTTGAATTTCATTTAGATCATAAATTAACAGAAGCTTCAACAGGGGTATCAGTAGCTTTTAACAGTAGCACTAATACAACAACATGGACTTTGCCATATAAAACGTACGCAGCGATGTCTGTTGTAGGAAGACATCTGGCATCAGGTGAAACCAGTACTTTTATTGCAGCAGCAAACCAAAGTGCTACAACTTTAAAACCAGGTCAGGTTATATCTACCACTACAACAAATACTGATGGTTCTACTACAACTGTTACAGCAACAGGAGATTATAGATTATCAAAAGTTATTATTGGTGAGCCTTATGAAATGCACTATAGGTTTAGTTCTCAACGACTGACAGATCAAAGTGAAGGAGGTAGTGAAATTATAGGTGGTCGATTACAACTACATCATTTCTATATAAAGTTTGAAGACTCAGGGTTCTTTAAAGTTGAAGTTACACCAGAGAATAGAGATACAAGTACACATAATTTTACTGGTACATCTTTAGGTGCAGCTTCAAGTTCTATTGGTACAGTAAATTTAGAAACAGGAACATTTAGAGTGCCAGTAATGAGTAGAGCAGATAGAGTTAATATTGACGTAAAAAATAATACGTTCCTACCTACCAGATTAAACAGTGCTGAATATGAAGCCAGATTTCACATTAGAAGTAGAAGGGTATAGATGGGATATTTAAGAAAAGCTACTTTTAAAGATTTGCAATATGTTGCTAATAATTTAAGAGAAGTAGATAAATTGGAAGCCTTTTATCAGACAGGACAAGAACCGTTACAGGCTTTACAATTTACATATCTATGCAGCAAGGTGAATATGGCAATAGCTGATGATAATGATGCTCCTATAGGTCTTTGTGGTGTTGTTAATGGTGGTGTTATATGGATGGTATCTACAGATGCGTTATTTGATAATAGAAAATATAAGATACAACTAATAAGAAAAGGTCGAGAATGGGTAGATAACCTGTTGAAATCTTACAAAGTCTTATATAATTTTGTATATGCAGAGAATAAATCTGCTATCAAGTGGTTAAAGTCTCTTGGATTTACCTTTATCAAATATCATGAAGAGTATGGTATGCAGGGTAAACCATTCTACGAATTTCTGAGGATCGCATAGATGTGTGTATTTGCTGCTGCTGGACCAGGTATTTTAGGTTTAGGCGGTGCTGCCAGTAATTTATTTTTAGGCTCTTTAGGTCTTACTGCTGCCACTAGTTTTGCACAAAGATCTGCTGCACAGTCAGCAGCCAACCAGACTTATCAGGCAGCCTTGATAGCAAACAAGTCAGCAGAACAAGCCTTTGCAGCACAACAGGAAGCTTTAGGTGCTGAACTTAAGGAGACAAGAGCATCATCAGCACAGGAGCAGTTAGCTGCAACAATCAGAGGATTACAAGCTCAAGGTTCTGTAAGAGCATCAGAACGAGCAGGTCTTACCGTCAATCTGTTATTACAGGATCAGG